TGATGGACTGGTGGACGATGAATGGATCGTGGAAATAAAATGCCCTTATGGGTTAAGAAATGACAAAACGGTTAAAAACTTTAAGCTGTTGAGCCAACAACAATATTATTATGCCCAAGTGCAATATGAAATGTTATGTAGCGGCAGAACCAAAGCATATTTTTACCAATGGACTCCAAGTGGCGCAGAATTACTAGAAGAAATACCGTTAAACCACGAGTTCATAGAAGAGACACTACCTAAATTAAAAGAATTTTATAAGCTGTATTTGTCCGGCCTTGATAATTCAAAACATTTAGATTAATAAATGTACAAGTTAAGGACTTATCAACAAGCAGCGGTTGACAAAATTATTGACCATGTAAAAGCATCAACTGATAGTTGTATTTTGGAAGCTGCAACGGGCGCGGGCAAAAGCATGATTATTGCAGAGGTTGCAAAGATACTGCACCAATTAAGCAGAGGGAAAAATGTTTTGTGTCTCGCCCCTAGTGCAGAGCTTGTAAAACAAAACCGCAGCAAATACCTGCAAACTGGAGAAAACGCCAGTGTCTTTAGTGCTTCTGCTGGTGGTAGATGCTTAAAATATCCAGTAGTTTTCGGCACACCATTAACGGTTTTAAATTCGATAGACCAATTTAGCGGTAAATTCTGTGCAATTATTATTGATGAATGTGACTTAATTACGCCAACAGTAAAAGCTATTATTGAAAAAATAAAAGAAGGCAATCCAAAGTTAAGAGTAATTGGTACAACTGCGACACCTTACAGAATGGGAACAGGGTACATTTACCAGATGAATGAAGAAGATAAAGCAATAGGTGAAAATGCTTATTTTGTTAAAAAGGTTTATACGATAGGTGCGCCAGATTTAATTGACCAAAAATATTTAGCACCACCATTAATAGGTGCAATTAACAGCGGTCACTATGATACTATTGGTATGACTGTTAATAAAATGGGTAAGTTTAATAAAGATGATGTTGATAGAGCATACAAAGGCCAAGGCAGAAAAACCAGTTTAATTGTAGCTGATGTTATAGAGCAATCAAAAGACAGAAAAGGTGTTATGTTTTTTGCTGCAACTATTCAACATGCAGAAGAAATACTAGCAAGCCTACCGCCAGCAATGAGCGCGTTAATTACTGGTAAGACAAAAGCAAAAGAACGCAGCGATACCATAGAGAAGTTTAAGAGCCAGCAGATTAAATATATAGTTAATGTATCAGTGTTAACAGTTGGTTTTGATGCGCCTCATGTCGATGTCATTGCATTGTTAAGAGCAACTGAATCAGGAAGGTTATTGCAGCAGGTTATTGGTCGTGGTCTAAGACCGTCAGTACAAAAAGATGATGTGTTAATTTTAGATTATGCAGAAAACATTGAGCGCCACTGTCCAGACGGTGATGTATTTAATCCTGAAATTGAAAGCTACAGCAGCGCCAAAACAGAAAAGATATGGGTTGAATGTCCAGATTGCAATGAGCAAAGCGAAGTGTCAGGACGTAAAAATGATGAAGGCTACGGCTATAGCCCCGATGGATATTTCACAGACTTAGATGGCGAGAAGGTAAAAACAGAACACGGTTTTATGCCTAGTCACCATGGGAGAAGATGTACCAATTACTCCTTAGTAGCCGGTCATTATGAGAGGTGCGAGTACCGATGGACATTAAAGAATTGTGAAAACTGTAATGCCAAAAATGATATCGCGGCAAGGTATTGTTTTGAATGTAAAAAAGAAATGGTTAACCCTAACGACAAGTTAAAGGCTGACTTTGCAGCTATGAAGAAAGACCCAACAAAAGTTCAATGTGATGCAGTGACTAGCTGGACAGCACGCAGAGCGATAACAAGACAAGGTGCGAATTGTATAACAGTAGATATTAAAACAACTTACAAGCCAAAAGGTTTTAGAGTTTGGTTTATGCCTCATGCGCGGGACACAAGAAGTGGCAATGCTTTTCTTCTTGTAAACCGAATGACGAATGGTTTTTCTATTGTGCCAACCACTATTACTTATAGAAAGAAATATAATAGTAAATTTTATGAAGTATTAAATTACAATCAACCGGAGGATGCCGCACCATGAAATTTCCTGATGATATACCCGTGTATGGAGATATTGCCTTTAGAGGTAAATGCCCTATGGAATCACTAGAACAAGTGACTTTTTTTAATAGGCTTAGAAGATTATATCCAGATACATTAGGTGCTATAGCCATTCATTCTCGCAATGAAGGTAAAAAACACGCCGCACAAGTTATGAAAGAAAAGGCAGAAGGCATGGTGTCAGGTGCAAGTGACATTATTATTCCCGCATCACCTTCTTTTGTTTGCGAATTAAAAAGACAAGACCACACTAAAGCGCATTGGCAGCCTAATCAGATTGAGTATCTAAGAGCCTGTAAAGCACAAGGCGCATTTATTTGTGTGGCGTTAGGCCATGAAGCAGCATGGGAGGCAATGATATTGTGGCAGAAAAAATACGGCATAGGATCCAGCGGTGCTTAAATAATGATTTGCATCCTGATGAGCTAACAAGGGATGAGTTGTCCTACTTGGACTTTCATATATACCACGCCGCTAATGCAGTGCTAAACGCTAAAGATAGAAAAGAAGCTATGACAAAAATGCCAAGTAACTTGCAAGACCTAATCAGAGCAAGAGCTAAGGGTTTAATTGAATTAAGAAATAAATAAATGTCATACGTATTGCATTTTTATACAACTAGTATATACTGTCTATAAACAACCAAGGAGAATAACAGTGACCACATCAATGAATTTAGACATAGACATTACAGATTGTGATGAAGTAGCAGGCGAAACTTGGCCTCCGGTCAAGATGAATTTTGATTATGATTACGAACACGAAACCGATGGTTTTATTTCAGGTTTGCCAGAAGATTGTTATGAAGCAGAAGAGTCTTCTTATACATTTTATAACGTTACTGTTATGGATAAATTTGGTCAATGGTCAGATGCCTTACCAGATATGATAAGCGACCTTGAAGAGTTTATGTACGAAGCTATGATGAAAGATTTAGAGGAGAGTTTTTAATGAGTGTTGCAACTATAACTAGAGAAACTATACGTAATATGCTTGCATCAAGAGTTGATGTAGAAGATAGGAATCAGTCATGGTGGACTTTTACTGACACGGTTGAGCAATCACCTAATTTAGAAGATCACTTAAACGATTTAATCAACTCAGCAGATACAGAAAAAACTTTGGCAATAGCTAGAAAGATACAAGTATCTTTACATTGCGGAATTAACAATGTTACCGATGATGTCATGGATACCTATGAATAATTTTTGTAAGGCGATAGGCTCCTTACGCGGTGAAGGGTTGCAAGTCGCTACACAAGATTAGGTCGGTGTCTATCGTGATGTGTCATTTCAGCCGAAACTTAGTCAACGCAACCATTTTTTTAACTTTACAGGACGTACCAATGAAGAACGATATACTTATCCAAGCCATTTCAGAATATAAACGGAAAAAATTTGTAGAGGATATGGGCTGCTCTAAAATCTTTGTAGACTCAGTATGTATAGGTGTGAGGCAGTTAGGCGTTACAGGTGAGCCAAGCATGGCAGCAAAGGCTGCTGAGTTATTAGGCTTGCACTTATACGATATCCGACCAGACGTTTACAAAAAAGGTGAGCAATGAAACCTAATGAAGCGTTAGACAAGCAAGTTGGTGGTGACCATTACATTGCTACCGCTATACAGCCTTGGCAAATTATAGATGCTTATGACTTGGACTTCTATGAAGGTAACGCTTTAAAGTATTTGTTGCGCGAGAAAGGAGATAGAAAGCAAGATCTCTTAAAGGCGATACACTACTTAGAAAAAATGGTTGGAGACTTAGAAAATGGATAAAAGCTACAGCAAGTATAACCTTTGCGTTGATATTAATGCGGTTTTAATCCATAGTGATGTATTGGTGTATTGGGATGGGGAAGGATTTCAAGCAGTAGCAGACAAAGGCTCTTATGATGGACTTAATACTAATAACATGGTCGGCACATACAGCGCATGGTCTACAACTAACGATATCCTTAGTGATACCGATTTCTTTATAAAAGAATTCAACGCTAAAGCGTGGCCTGAAAATACAGGCCGAATGGACGTTATAGGGCAGAACGGCAACACTGGTGAATCTTATGGAAAAATATCTGGAGGCGCTGCTAATGACGAGTAGCTACGCTAAGACTTATAATGTTGATGGTGTAGCAATGACCGTCATGGAAGTAGCGGTAAAATTTAATATATCTATTGATGCTTTGCGTAGCAGAATAAAAAGGCATCCTAACATGCCTATTATTGATCTGCTATACAAGACGGGTTCAAGGACAAGGGCTTCGCTAAGGTACAAGCACAACGGAAAAGAAAAGACTATTGAACAATGGGCTTTGATTTATAACATGCCTGTCTATCGTGTTCGACAAAGATTTAAAGACGGGATCTCGTTAGATGATCCAGTAGTAGAAAAACGAAAAGTAAAACAAGGTTATAGCAACTGGAACGCTGCAATGCCTAAGTACGATAAAGACCAAGAGCTAAACCAACGGATAGAATCTTACAGAAAAATGGGTTTAAAAGATGATGAAATATATAACCGTATGACCAAAGGCGATTTCACTTTAATGCGGAGAAAGGATAATGAGTGATGAACACGAGTATCTAAGAGAATTTTGTACCACTGTTAGGCATCAAGATATTTTAGATGCGTTGAAAAAGTCAGGCGGAAAGAAGAACCAAGCGTGGCGTGATAGTGGTATTGATGGCGCTCATGGAAGAAGGGTTCTCAAGATGCTTAGAGAACGAGCCAGCCAAAAAACAATCACTCATGGTGATGGCTCTACCGAATCTGTTGATGAATCATATCTGATAAAAGGCAAGTCAATTTTATATGACGATGCTGGCAATGTAAAAATTCAATGGGTAAAAACTGACATTGAGAAACAGAATCAAAACGAATTGCTGCACGAGTATGTTGAGTCCCTTTGCACTTTCGATCCAGCAGAACCCGCACCAATAGAAAACAACTACAAGTTAGACGATGAATTAATGTCAGCAATATTTATTGGTGATGCTCATGTCGGTATGAAGGCATGGTCACAAGATACGCGGGGCATGGACTTTGATACCAAAATAGCAGAATCGTTGTTACGTGGAGCAGTAGATAATTTAGTTTCCAGAGCGCCTAACTCAGACATAGGGTTGCTGGTTGATGTTGGTGATTTTCAACATGCCAATGATTCACATGGTGCTACGTACTCTGGAACTCAAGTAGATGTAGACACAAGACAAGGTAAGACCTTAAGAACATCAGCCGACATCATGTGTTATGCCATTGGTCGTATGTTAGAAAAGTTTAGCAAGGTTATTGTGGTCGTGGCACGAGGCAATCATAACCCAGATGCGGCACAAGCTGTTCAGTTGATACTAGAGTTTTATTATAAGAATGAGCCAAGGGTAGAGGTGCTACCAACAGAAGGTTTTTTCCACTATTTACAATGGGGGAAGTGGCTGATAGGTGTTAATCATGGTGACAAGATTAAACCTGCAAAATTGGTGTCTGTCATGGCTCGTGATATGGCAACCGCGTGGGGAGAATGTACTCATAGAATGTGGGCATTAGGCCATTTTCACCATCAAAATACATTAGAGTTAGACGGTTGTATTGTACAAAAATTTGGCGCTTTAACCCCACCTGATAGTTGGCATGCAGGGCAAGGCTACGGCTCAAACTCTGTAATGGAAATGATTACATTTAAAAAGCAAGGCGGTAAACATTCCACGCTAATTTATGAGTTAGATAAGATTGTTAATGAGCCTGACATTAAAATTGATTAGAGGGTAAGAAGATGGAATATGACAACATAGGGTTACAAGTAGTTTTGGTCTGTGGGTTAATATATTTTTTAATATTAAAGGACGATGTAGAGTAATGATGACTTTAAAAGAGCAAGCAAAAGTTTCACAATTAGAAGAACAGATCTACCAGCTTAGTAAAAAAGTGGATAACCTAGTGCTTGAATTAGAAATTAATTCAAATACAGGACTGAGTGCGCAGAGACTGCATGAGATAACTTTAATTAAACAGTTGGAAGAAGAGTTAAGCAGTCATGGATGTTAAGTTATCACCCTGCTGCAACGATGTACTGGTCAGGTTTATTAGCATGAATAAAAAGATGTGCAATAAATGTCACAAGTATTATCACTGGAACCTAAAGAAAGACCAGAGATCTTTATTTTGACTTTTCAAACATAGGCGTTGTCTCAGTGCTATACAAAATAGCTAGGCCGCGTGAAAACCATTCAAAAACAAATAGTTTAAGCCTGATTTTAAGTGTCGGTAAAAATACATTATCATAATGAACAACTGTTTTAAAACCTACATACGGTAAAATATTACCAAAGACTCGCATAGTTTTTAGCCTCGCATTTTATTTGAAAGCGTTACCGCTCTTTCTCCAACTTGTTCCGCCCATCTTGAATCTAACATTTCATCTGCTGCTGCTGCAAAGTCTTTGTTTTCTATAGCAATTATAGTTTTGGTGAACAGCATGAACCTAGAGAGGCCAAGATTGAATATCATCTCCACAACTACATCTTTTCTGTTACCCGTTAAACCATGGTAAAAGTTAAATCGTTTTGCTTCGTGTTCTGACATTTTTAGATCATTCAGCAACAAAATCTCAGCTTCTTCCTTAGTGATGCCTCGCTCTAAACTTCTGCCATACCCGATGGTTTGTACGCCAGCAGAGCATTTGTAGGGCTTTAATTCTAAACCCTCATGGAATTTGACAGAAGAAATTAAACTCATTCTTTGTCCCAGAAACAAGAAGCGCCGAAAGTGTCTACCGCCCAATACATTTTCAGCGCCCTTCGCCTTCTTAACCACCGAAACAGCTTGCTTCCAGAATCTATCTTCCTAACTAGATTATTCAAGAATATACGATCAGCATATTCCTTATCTGCCAGCGTTACCCCTTGGCTATACATATAGTCATGGATATTGCAGCACTCGGTTATATTTAGCCCCCACACTGAATCAGGGACTAGCCAACCTCCCAATCCTTTTGACCCGCAACCATTGCATAGCCGAGACTTTTCAGAGGCAGAGAGAGTCTTGTAGCCCTCCGGTTTAAACAGTTTAGGCATTTAACGCATCAATCTGAGCTTGCAGCCTAGCGATCTCAGCTACTTTAGGATCTACCCAGCCTTCCACTTCTGT